CGACTTAATATATCTCTTGCCGTAGATGATTTATTTGCTAGTATCGCTATGTTTGAATTAGGATTAAACAAAGCATAATGTAAAAGATATGAAATAGTTGTTGTAGATTTACCAGACTGTCTAGGTAATTTACAAATTGTAAATCTATTATTGTGTATTGTTTCTACAATCTTCTTTTGAAAGCCATACATCTTAAAAGGCACAAGACCTTCATCAAGTGATACGATACGAACATAGTTTTCCATAAAGTATAATGGGTCACCCATACACTTTTGATATTCTAAAATTTCTTCTTTAGAAAACTCAACAGGTGTATTAACTTTTTTTAAATTAGGATTACCTAAGTATGCGTTATCACTCATTTACTATTGCCTCTATATGTGTATAACCTAATTGAACAGCTCGTGTTACTCTTTGTCCACCTTTATGAACACTATATAATTTTTCAACATAAGGTTTACCCCCTACACCCATTCTTGGAGTTTTACTTATTTTATGTTTAAATACTTCAATAGGATTTTCCATAATATTTGTTATCATATCTACACCTTGATCTAGCTTAACATTATACTTATGATAATGTTGATTGTAAGTTAGATCACTAATCTTTAGTATCTTTTTTCTCGGGTGTAATATTTTTGCCTTCAAAGTTTTCATTTTCTTTTTTACGCTCTACATTTGTCTCAACAGATTTCTTATTTAACATCTTTTGTAATTCGGCTGTTGATCCTACAAACAATGCGTTTTTTATATTGGCGTTTGCTGTTTTAGGTAACTCTTTTAAGTCTTTAAGTTTTTTTTGTAAGTCTTGTAACTTATCTACTGTTTGTCCCACTTGTCCTATTAGTTGACCAGCAACTTCGTAGGCTCTAGGGTGTTGACCTTCTCTCGCAATATCTAGTATACCTTCTATTGCTTCTTGTCCTCTTTCAATTAAGTTATAATAGTTTTCTCTACTGTACTTGTAGTCGTTATCCACATCTGCTTTTTTAGCGTCTTCCATACGAGGAACTGGTGGTTTAACTTCTTGTTTGACAACTTGTTTACTAGGTTCTGGTTTATCAATACCTAATATCTCATTAACCTTTTCTTCTAATTTACTCATATAACTATTTATATGCCTATTATTACTTAAAAGGTTTACCTACACACCAAACCACCAATGAATATCTAGTCCCTTTTGTTACAGGAGTAACTTGATGATAAAGATATGATGGAAAAACAATTAAAGAACCTTGAGGTCTAATTTGTGTTAAAGTATGTACGCCACTTTCAGTCAAATCTTTAGTATCTATTTTTAAATTACCGCCTTCATAATCATTTGGGTCACTTAAATTAATTGTCATGCTTAATTTTCTAACTTTACCTACCATGTTTTTATCAGGTGTCTGTCCTCCCATATCAAAGGTATCACCTTTTTTTGAAGTAACTCCTAACTCTTGTTTTTTATAAGCGTAAGATTTATCTGAACCACCATCCGTGTGCCAACCATAGAAACCTCTATCTTTATAAACTGTAAATTGTGGAGTTTCCATATAATCTATATCAAAATCCCAACCAGCATCTATATTTGCTCTTTTAACATATGGAGCCACTAATTCATAAATCCATCTATCAGTTAAAAAAGAAACATCACTATCTCTTGTAACAATATTCTTAATATCTTTTTCAGGTAAATCAGTAATTTTTTTATCTTCTAATCTATATTTCTTTTTATCATTGTATTCACCACCATCAGCAGTTATACCTTTTGTTGAACCATATTCTTTTTTTCTATTATCTAATTCTTTTAAACCAGCATCAATAATTTTTTTACAAGTAAGTTGATCTAAAAGTGCTTGATAAAAATAATAATTATATTTTAATATCATTAAAAACCCCAACTAACAAAAGAATATCTTTTACCTTTTGTTATCTCTTTAACTTCATGCGCATACATAAAATTTGACGGAAAAATTAATATATCGCCTGCACTAAATTTCAAAGTATGATTATCATTAAAAACAAACTCACCACCTTCATAATCATCATTTAAAACTCCAACTAATGATAATATGGGTATGCCTTTATATGGTATAAAAAACCTAGATTGACCATCAAATATTGATTGTATAAAATCAAAATGTTTTCTCATTTTAGTTCCAACATCATATCTGTTAAATCTAACAGGCGTGAAGAAGTTTATAAAGTTTTTTGTGTTTTCACCACTACCATTAAATTTATTTACATAATCTTTATAAGCATCATTTACTATTGGATTTAATATTTTACTTAACTCATCAGTAATTGACAGAACATCTAACTCTTTAGTTTTCTTTGTATATTTTAAATCATGTACAGAGTCATACCACCAATGTTTTTCCCAAGGTTTGTCTTTTTCTATATTAGAAATAATGTCTTTACACACCTTTTCAGGTATCGCATTTTTTACAACAATATAATCTTTAATACTAGTCATAGTTCATTGGTATGGGTAATGGCTTACCTTTATAGTCTTCAAAATTTATGTTTCCAGATATAGATACTCTCTCAACATTTGATTTATATGGGTATACAAAATGTTTTAATGTTGATGGAAAAATAAACAAATCATTTGTCTCAGGTAAAAATGAATGACCAGTAACAACCATAGTTTGTTTTTCACCATAAGCAAATTCAAGTTTACCAGGGCCTGAGCCTGTACCTTTATATGCATTTCCTTCTTCACTCAATTCCTTAGGTACTTTAGGAAAATATACAAAACTCAAATCACCATCGTGTGTATGTGGTGGATTGTACTCATTTGGTTGCATAAAATTAATCCACAAATCAAATACTTTTAAAACTCTAGTATCTAGGACTTTTGATACATGGCTCCAATCATTTAAACCCACCATATAAGAATTAAATAAAGACATTGTATTCATTGTAAAATACTTTCTATCTTCTTTAGAAAAAACATATTCATGTCTTATATCACCCGCAAGCATTTCTCTATAATCAGTATCTTTTTTATTCTTTAATAATTCACCTCTCCTTAACATTTCTGTACCTATTTCATTAGGTACTTTAGTATGATATAGATAAGGTCCCCAATAATAAAACTTATACTCATCATCTTTCATAATTATTTTACCATCTTCTTAGGTCTAAAAGGATTTCCTTTTAACATTAATTTCCAAGATAGTCCTCTAATCCAGTTTTGTACAGAAGTTGTACGACTGTGTTTTGATAATTCTTCAGTCCATTCTATTCTTTTCATTGTAAAATTTTCATTTAATTTTTTACTATTAAACTTCATATAGAATAAAGGTTGTCCTCTTTTTATTTTTACAGGTTTTGTATCATCTATCATTTGAAAACTAAAATCAATTGGTCTAAACCAATTGTAAATATCAAAACTTCCAGGAATGTATTGAGTATTTTCTGGTTGACCATGTAAGAATGCAGGATATGTTTCTATCCAAACTGGTTCGTCAGCAACAAACATATATTGAAATAGAAAAGAAAATAATGGTCTTTCATGTTCACCATATTCAGTATTCCTCCAAGAAACAAATCTATCATAGAATTTTTGATCTTCTGATATTTTAACATCACCTTTTTTTCTATCGTAGTTTAATTCTAAATCAAATGGTGACTTTATTACAAAAAATTTTTTATGAAAATTACTTACTGCTGGACACTTCATAAAGTAACTTGTAGTATCTTTATAATAGTTTAATCTTTCAGGCTCAAAATATATTAAATCCATTGATTCCATGTCAGGTAATTTTTTATAAGGGGTCCAACCTATATTAACTGTCATTTTTTCCTATTTTAAAATTAGGATATTTTTTTTTAATTTCTTCAATATCACCTATTGGCGCAATATTATTTGGTAAAGTTAATTCATCTTCCCAATCAACCAATCTTTCACCACCAACAAAATTATTTTCTTTATGATATTTTTCTTCTTCTTCTATCATAGGATTTACACCATCATAAACTTCATTTATTAAATAATCATACATATCAGGACATTCTGATGCTATTCTATTCCATTTATCTTTCTTAACTTCTAAATTTTTTATATAAGGTTCCCAATCTTTTTTATAATCATTGACATCATTATAAGTTTGATGTTTTATCGCTATAGGATCAGTAGGAAAGTAATTCATACCTGTGGCAACACAAGGTAACCCTCCAAACACATCATTAAATTTATAGTTAATATTTTTACTTGCTGACGCATATGAAAAACCTTTTATCATACTTAATTTTAATTCTTCAACTTCTTTTGAGTATTTTCTAGTTGTAACATCTCTCCAATATTTTGTATCATCTCTATGTGATAATGCATAATGTAAAGAAACAAATTGCGCAAAAGTATCAAACTTTTGGTTACAGTCAGCATTAAACACATCTTTATCCCATTGAGATATTTGCATACCTCTATTAAGTGCTCTACTTAAACCAACAAGAAATTCATGTACAGTATATAATCCATTACTTTCTAAAGGTTCAATAAATCCTGCAGACAATCCTATGGCTACTACATTTTTAACCCATACTCTGTTATGTTTACCAATTCTCATTGTTATATTTTTACATAATTCTGGATTACTCGTTCTATCCATTATAGTTGTTATACCATAAGCTTTTTCTACTTTTCCTGTTTTAAGATTTACAAGTGTTTTTCTTGCTAAAGAAGCTCTAAATTCATTTAATGCTTGTTCGTCAGTAATGTACTTATCTGAATAAACATAACCTGTTCCTACTCTACTAGTTAAAGGTATTGTCCATACCCAACCATTTTCAATAGCTTCACATTGAGTATATGGTACCATTTGTGTTTTCAAAGCTAAAGTTGGTCTATAAGTCATTTTACAAGCCCAAGCTTTATTGTTTGGTAATATATCAGAATAATCATTAAATGGTTCATGTAATGCTTTACCTAATAACATAGATTGAAATCCTGTACAATCTACCCACAAATCAGCAGTTAAAATTGTACCATC